TTAGCTAAAGCATTAGGTATTGCTACAGCAGGTGTAGGAGCTACGGAACTCGGTAACAACGTTACAGATTATTTAAAAGAAAACCCTGAAGTTATGGACACACCACAGTTCAGAGGTATAGCACTTGCCTTTGGTATAAACATACCAGGAATCATTGCACCTGATGCAACTGAGATGGAAAGAGAAGCAGAAAAAATTAGAGAGATGACTAAACCTGTAGGTTTTCCTGCAGAGACAGAAGACATGCCAATCAAGACTGGAGAAACTACAAAACCTGAAATAGATACAAAAGAATCATTTCCCGCAGAAACACAACAACTTCCTAACGTAGAAGGCTTTCCTGCAGAAACACAGCAACTTCCAATTATATTTGAAAATAGAAAACAAGAGTCTCCTAAAAAACGTGGTCAGAAAAAATTAGAAGAATTAAATCCAGATACTGTTACTGAAATAAAAAATATTGTTAATGATTATAGAGCACAAAAAACAAACCCTGGAAAAACTCAACCCACAATGACTATGGAAAATAAAACTGAATTAGTAAATTTAGTTTTAGATAAATTTAAAGAAAAAGAAAATAGACTTCCAATTTATTCAGAGGTAGTAGGTTTAATGCCTCAGATAAGTAATTTAAATGAAGTAATTCAATATGGTCAAATAGAATTACCAAAAGGTAAAGCTGATTTTGATAGAACTGACCCTCAGTATGTTGAGTTAATGAATAATAAATTTCAAACAAAAGCAATTGAACAAAATACAATTACTAATTTTAAAGATAAAAGTTTTTTTCCGGAAACGGTAACGTTGAAAGATGGAAACATAGTTAATGCTAAAGAATTTTTTGAAAAAAATTTAGCAGAAAGAATTAATTATGGTCCTGGTAGAAAAGGCAATCCAGCTTTACAAAATAAAGATTTGGCAAAACTATTTAATACTAATGTTAGAAAAATAGAAGAAACTGTTAAAAAAATAAAAAATAATCCTGATTTTAAAGCAGACTACCCTCCTAAAAGAGAACCTAATTATGGAAATCAACAAGCTACTTTAAGATTAAAAGAAGCTAGAAAATATGTAACTGAATCTGAGTTAGCAAATATTAAAATACAAGAAAAAAATCTTAATAATTTAAATACTAAATTTAAGAAAGGTGAATTGATTGTTACTGATTATCCTAACCTTGTTAAAGCCTTAAATACAACATTGGATAAAGAAACAGGTATATTAGATTATAGTATTAAAAAGACTAAGAAAGAAATGATTGAAAGATCAAAAGACAATAGTGGTTTATTTGATATTTCTCACACTATTCCTAAGACAAGTGGTCAAAAAAATATTGAGTTTTTAAAAAATAGAAACATTTTAGATTATAAAACAAATCAAGGTCTTTTTAAATCTATGGAGTCTTACGTAAAAAATAAAATGGATGATCCTAATTACGATTTAAGATTGGAAGAATTTGACAATTACATGAAAGAAATGAATCAACTTGTTAAAATAGGTAATAGATTTTTTGGAAAAGAACAAGCTATGATAAATAGTCAGACAGGAGAATTATTAGGTATAAATAGTCAATTAGAATATTTTGGTCTTCCTAAATTTGAAAACGGTGTCCCACTTAAAAAAGTTAAAAAAGCAGACGGAGGATCTATTCAATTATCTCCAATGCCAAGAGTAGGTTTTAACGGCGGCGGTGCAGTTGGTGCTGATGATAACTTTGCAAAAGAACTAGAATATTTTTTATTGAACCCTGATGCTGAATTACCAAAAGCAGATAGTTACAGAGAAACCATGAACCCTGTTTCGTTATTAAATGACATGATCGATCCAAGAAACTATGCATACTACGGAGATAGATTAGCAGAGACTGGTGTTAGAATTGGTGAGTTTGGTGCAAGAGTTTTACCAGCACTTGGTCAGTTGACCGCGGACCTTATAAGAAAACCTGCGTTCAAAGTTACAGGCGGCACGGGTCAAGGTTATGTTCAAGACTATACAGATGTAATGCCATCTAATATTAAAGGTACAGGAATCTTTTCTGAATTCTTAGATAATTTAGTTGGAACAGAAGGTACAAAAGTTATTACAGAAAAAATAGGTCTTGATAAATTAATTAAATCAGAAGAACAAAAACAAAAAGATAGAAGATCAACTATTGGTCCTAAAGTATTAGCAGACCAAGTAACTCTTGGTGCAGAACTTACAGCACCTATATTTCCTGGTTTAAAATTATTAAAAGCTTATGCTAAAAATAGAAAGCTACCGGTTAACGATACGACAAAAGAAATTTTAAATAAAGAAATTGATGAAGTGTTATCGGCACAAAATTTAACACGTAGAGATTTTTTAAAAGCAACAGGTGCAGGGGGTGCAGTTATTCTTGCTAAGATGCTAGGCTTTGGAGATGAACTTGCAACTACAACTAAAGTTGCAGAAAAAGCTATAAAAGAAACTACAACAACAGGTGGAGTGCCTCCGTATTTTTTAAATCTAGTTAAGAAAATTAAAACAATGGGGGATGAAACAATGGCTACAAAAGATAAAGCTACAGCATATAAATATGATGATTATTACATGGAAGAAGATTTTGCTGGAAATATTGAAATTACAAGAAAAGGTGATATGGATGTTCCTGGTTATGAAGAAGTTTATATGTCTTACAGAGTAGACGAAGTTCCAATAAAAGGTGCAGGTGGTTCTAGAAAAGTTGAAGAGTATGAAGAGTTTACTGCAAGACCAGATGAAGATGGTAAGATGAAAGATGTTGAAGATGGTGTTCCTGATGATGTTATTGAAGAAGGTACTCTATTTGAAGATAACATGACTGATTTTAATAAATGAAAAAATTAACTACAACAATACCACCTAAAAGAGGGCCTAATCCACAAGGGTTGAATATTCCTCTAAAACAAGTTAAAGTGGCTGATACACCGGAGAAAATAAATGGCAGATATAGACAAATCGTTACCAAACGTAAAAACATCGATCGAGGTTGATCCTCAAGAAGAAATAGAAATTGAACAGGAGAAAGCTTTAGAGGCTGAAGATCCTGGTGTAGAAGTTACACCTAATGAAGATGGTAGTGTTGAAGTTAACTTTGATCCAAGTAAAGTTAACATAGAAGGAACACCAAATCACTTTGATAACTTAGCAGAATTATTACCAGAAGATATTACAGATCCAATTGGATCTGAACTTGTAGAAAATTATATGGACTACAAATCTTCTAGAAAAGAATGGGAACAAGCATACACAACTGGTTTAGATCTTTTAGGATTTAAATATGAAAACAGAACAGAACCGTTTCAAGGAGCTTCAGGTGCAACTCACCCAGTTCTTGCAGAAGCAGTAACACAGTTTCAAGCAGGAGCTTATAAAGAATTACTACCTGCAGAAGGACCTGTTAGAACTCAAATAGTTGGTAACCCTGACAGAGAAAAAGAAGCTCAAGCTAATCGTGTTAAAGATTACATGAACTATGAGCTTATGGAAAAAATGAATGAGTACGAACCTGAGTTTGATCAAATGTTATTTCATTTACCACTTGCAGGTTCTACATTTAAAAAAATTTATTATGACGATTTATTGGGAAGAGCTGTATCAAAGTTTATCCCAGCAGATGATTTAGTCGTTCCGTATTCTGCTACCTCATTAGAGGATGCGGAAGCGATTATTCATGTACTTAAAATTTCAGAAAACGATTTACGTAAACAACAAGTAAATGGTTTTTATAGAGATGTAGAATTAACTAAACCTTCTGAAACAGAAGACAAAGTTTCTAAAAAAGAAAGAGAGTTAGACGGAACTAAAAAAACAGGTAAAGCAGAAGAAATGTATACCTTGTTAGAGTGTCATGTTAATCTTGATATAGAAGGTTTTGAAGACATAGGACCAGACGGACAACCAACAGGAATTAAACTTCCTTACATCGTAACAATCGATGAAGGGTCAAGAGAAGTTTTATCTATTAAAAGAAATTTTGAACAGAACGATCCTAAAAAACAAAAGATCGAATACTTTGTTCATTTTAAATTTTTACCGGGTTTGGGGTTCTACGGTTTCGGTCTGATTCACATGATTGGTGGATTATCGCGTACGGCGACCTCTGCTTTAAGACAGCTCTTGGATGCGGGAACGTTATCTAATCTGCCAGCAGGTTTTAAACAAAGAGGGATAAGAATAAAAGATGAAGCACAACCAATACAACCTGGAGAGTTTAAAGATGTAGATGCTCCTGGTGGTAATTTAAGAGATGCTTTCTTTCCATTACCTTACAAAGAACCGAGTCCTACATTATTACAATTAATGGGTATCGTTGTACAAGCAGGTCAAAGATTTGCAGCTATTGCTGACATGCAAGTTGGCGATGGTAATCAAGGTGCTGCTGTTGGAACTACCGTTGCATTATTAGAACGTGGATCACGTGTTATGTCTGCAATACATAAAAGATTGTATTCTTCACTAAGACAAGAATTTAAAACACTAGCAAAAGTATTTAAAACATATCTACCACCAGAATATCCTTACGATGTTGTAGGTGGAGAGAGAAATATTAAACTAACAGATTTTGACGATAGAATAGATATTATTCCTGTAGCTGACCCTAATATATTTTCTATGTCACAACGAATAACTATTGCACAAACAGAATTGCAATTAGCAACTTCTAATCCACAACTACATGACATGTATACGATATACAGAAAAATGTACGAAGCATTAGGTGTAAAAGATATTGATAAAATATTACCACCACCTGCACCACAAGAACCAAAAGATCCTGCGTTAGAACATATTGATGCTTTAACTCAAAAACCTTTTCAAGCGTTTAGAGGACAAGATCATCAAGCACACATGACAGCTCACTTAAATTTTATGGAGACTAATATAGTCAGAAATAATCCACCAGTCATGGTTTCAATACAGAAAAATATTTTAGAACATATTTCTTTAATGGGACAAGAACAAGTTGAGATGGAGTTTGCAGAACAAGTTCAACAAATGCAGGTAATGCAACAACAAGCACAGATCAATCCACAACTACAACAACAAGCTGAAGCAGAGATGCAACAATTGTCTATGAAAATAGAAGCAAGAAAAGCTGTGTTGATTGCTGAAATGACAGAAGAGTTTATGAAGGAAGAGAAAAGAATTACATCACAATTTGATTCTGATCCTTTATTAAAACTAAAATCACGTGAAGTAGATTTACGTGCAATGGAAAATGATCGTAAACAACAAGAAACAAATAATAGACAAGAGATTGAAAGAGCTAAACTTATGCAAGATCAAGTAAGCACTGACAGAAAACTTGCACAAAATGAAGAGTTAGCAGACCTAAGAGCTGATACTTCTATAGAAAAACAAGAGATGGCAAATGAGAATAGATTAATACTTGCCAACATGAAACCAAAGAGATAAAAAGGAACTATTATGATGAATTATAAAACAGGCGGTAAAAAAGTTGCTATGCCAGAACAAGCAAAAGTTGTTGACCCTAGAGCTGAAAAAAGCTACAGAGGAAAAAGCTATATTGCTAAAGGCGATAGTAATCCAGTAAAAGGCACTGGTGCTGCAAGAAAACAAAAAGACGTTACTTGGTATTAACCCATGGCGTTTCCAATATTAGGTGCTCTTAAACTAGCCGTTAACGCTGGTTCACACATTTATAAGAAAAAAAAAGAAACTCAGATGATGATGGCTAACGCACAAGCCAAGCATGCAGAAAAGATGGCTTCCGGGGAATTGGAGTACTCCGGCAAATTGTTAGAAGCTCGTCAATCGGACTGGAAAGACGAGTTCGTTTTGGTCGTGCTAACGCTGCCAATTTTGGTGATTGCGTACGGGGTCTTCTCGGACGATCCGGGTGCGGCTGCCAAGATAAAAGAATTCTTTGAGCAGTTCCAGCAGCTGCCGAGCTGGTTTACAAATTTATGGATTCTTGTCGTTGCGAGTATTTATGGTATAAAGGGAACTCAAATTTTTAAAAACGGAGGAAAAAAATGAGAAAAGATTATAGACAAAACAAAATGGGTGGCGGTATGATGAGATCAACTTATAGTAAAGGTACTGTAAAACCTAAAGACAAAAAATTAGCAGCAATGTATGGTGATAAAAATAAAATTACTAGAGGTGATGTTATAACTGCAGCTAAAAAAAATGCCGGTAAAAGAACAGAAGCAATGGGTGGCGGAATGATGAGAAAAACTTTTAGCAAAGGTGGTGGAGCAGACTCTAGTAAATTTCATACAAAAAAAGATGGAACAAAAGCTAGAAAAGGTCTTTACTACTACATGAACAGAGCCAAAAAAAGAGGGACTAGTAAACCTGGAAAAGGTTCTGTAACTGACAAAGCTTTAAAACAGTCTGCAAAAACAGCTAAAGCGTAATGAGAAGTAGGGAGAACCCTATAAGAAAAACCACTACCAAAGGTGGTAATTACAGACCAACAAAGTCTGGAGCAGGTATGACTAAGAAGGGTGTCGCTGCTTACAGAAGAGCAAACCCTGGAAGTAAATTAAAAACAGCCGTGACTGGAAAAGTAAAACCAGGATCAAAAGCTGCAAATCGACGTAAGTCGTATTGCGCACGTAGCGCAGGTCAATTAAAAAGATCCTCAGCAAAAACTCGTAATGATCCTAATTCTAGAATACGTCAGGCTAGAAGGAGATGGAAGTGTTAAAAAAACAAAAAATAAAAAAAGTAATAAAAGGTTTGAAAAAAGCATCTAAGACACATGCACAACAAGCTAAAACACTAAAAGGAGTTTTAAAAAAAAATGGAAATAGAAAGACTACTTAAAGCAATAAATAATAAATTAGATAACCTAACTAACATTGTAACAACGGGTGTTGACACTATGGAAAATTACAAGTATATATTAGGACAAATAAACGCCTTAGAGGCAACTAAACAGGAAATCTCTAACCTGCTAGATAACAAGGAGCAAAAAGAAAATGAAGGAACAGTCATCGATATTGGGGACCACAAACCCAAC